ACAGTCAAACTTGATAGACTAACCTACGCATAAGCCTTCCTAGTAGGCCTATAGACGATTTAGGTCACTATACATTAGTTATTCAAAAGATAAAACATTTATTTATTGTTAGGGGGAGTATGGGGTCTAGGTTCTTCTCTTATATAGTATTGTCCTACTGTGGAATTTAACAAAAAGGTACGAAAATAAAAAATTAAAAAAAAATAGTACAAAAACAAAAAAGGAGTAAGTTATGATGGTAAATCCGAATTACAAGAAACCCACTAAATGCAAGTATTGCGGGGATGATATCACGTTTAGTTTAAAGACCCCGTATAATAACAGTAATGGAGAGATTCATGAATGTCATGAGTATAGGGAATCTAGGAAGAATGCCAAGGTATCTTTACGCGGAATAGATCCAGAGGTACTAGCACAATATGAAAAGAGTATGAATGAACACGTCAAAAGTAAGAAGTACAGTGTAAGAAAGCCTAGCTACGTAATTCAAGCTAGTTAGCATCTCTAACGTAAAATCAATAGTTTAGTCTTCGCGAAATTCTAGGCGCAACTGTCTCTATATTATATATATCTCTAGGTCTTTAATGGTCTATGGGTTTATCCAGCAGTTCTTAAGATGTTTTGTGGTTGTTTTGCAGTTGGTTGGTTTGTTCAGTAAGTAAGTACTATAGATTTTTTCTCTCTTTACATCTCGTCAATCGCTTTACAGCTCAATCTCTCGATGACAGAGAGACTCTTATTTTAACAAAAAAGTGAGTTTTGTCAAGTGGAAGGTTTGATTTTTTTTACGGTATGTGTTATTGTGGGGTTATGGACAAGGAGATTAATTATGGAACCCAAAGTATATTGGCATAATTACCTTAAGGAAGATATGGATTTTCTTTTGTCTAAGTTAAAGGATAAAGAGGAAATCATTATCAATCTGACTGCGGAGATAAGAGCTTTACAGTCAGAGCTAATGGAGGCCGGAACGACTAATTTTTCCTAGTTGGTGGTTCACTTGCTTTTGTTTTAGAATCCTACTATTATGTAGGTACAGGAATTTTTACACCATTAGGAGACAAAGATGGCAAGCAAAAACTATTTTGATCAGTTAGGCGAGGGGATGAAGCGACTTGCTGGCGTGGGAAGAGACGGTTACTGGAACTCTTTATATGAGATGGTTAAAGATCCTTCTGAGAAGAAAATTGGGAAAGGAATAGGCACAATACCTTACGACCTAGGTGCAGGTCTCACATCTTTTTTTGGCTACTTACCTGAAAAATTAGATGAGGACAATCGGAGATAGTAATGGCAGACTTTGATAAAAACCTAGCAGGGTATAACCTATTAAAATCACAGTTTAAAAAAGAAGGGCGTGATACTTCTTTGTTTGATGCTTTACTAAGTAAATATAAAACAGAACAAGGTCAAACTCAAACTCGAGATGAAGCTTTTAATCCACTTTCTTATCAACAAGAGATGACGGGCAATGAGCCAGAGAACTTTCTATTCACTCAACCTTCACTAGCTACGACATCACCTTCTTTAGGTCAACAACCTGCTGAACGAAAGAATAGACAAGAAGCACTTAGAGGTATTCCTAAAATTAGTCAAATCAAAGGCAATTTCTAGATAAATTCTTCCCAGTTGTATCCCGTACAGTTATTGCTATAATAACAGTATGGATCTAACTCTAATAAGATTACCAGAAGATGAAGATATGTTTCTTAACAGATTGGATTCAATTATCGAGTATGCCCAACAATTCGAGGGCGGAGAAGATCCTTTTATTGATCACTTAGTCTTAAAGCTTATAGAATCTAGAATGTTTTACCTAGCTTGGATCGAAGGCGGATATTAGTCTATAATGGACTAATGAGGTTTTTATTTACATTCATATTGTTTGTTTCTTGTGTACCCAACACAGTTAACTTTCATAGAAAAGGTTATTTAGATGGTTGTGTAGTAGGTTCTCGAAAATTCATTGAACTTTCTATAAGAAGCTACCTTCCACCTAGCCAAGTAGCTGAGTTAAAAAAGATTTGTGTTACTTTTTATGAAAGTGTAGAGTAGGTACGCAGGGACAGGTCGGGTCCGGATTCCTGATTACTATAACTAGTGCGTCCCTGCCCTCTTGTAATTAATAAACATACTTGTTACACTTTACATATTTATGTATTGGAGGATATATGCCCGGAATTGGCACAGTAGCAAAAAGATTATCTGGTCCCGTAGGGGTAGCAATGGACGTGTTAGAATCTGAGCCAGTTGCTGCTAACGAAGAAGCATTAATCAAAGCTACGATGAAAAGCGAAGTTTTAGATAAAATAAAACATATTCCACCAAACAAGATCACAGCATCTGCTGTAACGAAAGTTATAGAGAAAGCAGGGATTGGCGGAGTAGATGCCGAAGATCTGCTTGATGATATCATGGTGGGAGCAACAGTTTCAGGCGATGAAGGATTTGATATAGCTAAAAAACTTGCAGTCAAATCTGGAGCAGAGACTTCTGTACTTAAGAAACCAAAAACTATGGGAGAAATACCTTTAGAGGATAGCTCTTATATGAAAAAACTAGGCGGGCTTATTAAGAGAAATCCCGTTAAGTCTGTTTTGGGTGGTTTTGCAGGGTTTGCATTACTTAATGCCTTCTTTAAAACTGATTGGTCTAAAGAGGAAAAAAGTGAAGCTGCTAGTAATATAGAAGTTGATCCAGCTGATAAACCTTATAGTATGGAAGAATTAGAACTATTAAGAGATAAAAGTTTCGGGGTAGAAGATCCCGTTATTAAATCCATAGAGAGATTACAAAAAATCTTGAGAAGGAAGAGAAAATGAGCGATTTATTAGAGATGGCAGTATTAATGCAAAAACAACTAGTTCAAAGAGAACAAGCTAAGTTGCAGGGATTAAAAGCTGAAGCAAAAGGTAACTCTGTTCAAAGAGAGATCATGAAGAAAGCTATTGATCTTAGGACGGGCGGAGCTGGACAAGGACAAGCAATGATTGGTAACCAACCGATACCTGTAGAACCCGGAGCTGAACAACTACCTTTCCTTGACGAAGCTGTAGCTCGAAGATAAACTTTTATTTATGAAAGACATAATCCGGAAACCATCAGACGAATCAGTATTCACAAGCGTATTATTACAACGAGTTCAGGAAGTACCCGCTGAATATCTGTCCAGATCAGAACATGTTTTACGTAAAATGGCTAACCCTACTCTCAAACTATATGAGATAAAGAGATCTTTCTGGAAAGAGATGACCAGAATAGAAGGTACGGGCGGTAAGTTTGTTGCTTCTAATGTTTACGATAAGATTATGTCGAAGAACGGTTTCTACGATAAACTTTTAAGAGATCCCAAAAAATTGGCATGGGTATTATCTCCGATGGTAAAGTATGAGCTGAAGACTAAAGCCATACTGGATAGATTAACGGATAGATATGATGACCTAGTTAATATGGAAATAACCACTGTTAGGCGTAAAAAAAACGCTGATAATGAGTGGGAAGAATACGAAGAGACATGTCCTAAAAAAGCATTGGTGTTACTACAAGTTATTAAAAACGTAGAAGAGAGAGTAAAAGGATTGTCCGTTCAAAAACAAATCACAATAAAAGCTACTGAACCTGCGGATCAGAAAGCTTCCCTAGATATGGATACTGTTAACGAAAAATTAAAAGACCTAGAAGAAAAGCTGGGAAGTGTTGATACGACAATAGAAATTTAGGAGTAGCTATCACTGAAGATGAACTCTTAGACCTTAAGGTCAAGAAGCTTAAACTTATGGAAGAGCAGATAAAGCTTAAAGAAGGCTTGCCTCATCTATATGGTTTAAAGAAATACGGGTGGCAGAAAGAATACTGTGAAGCGAGAGTTAACCCTCGAAGATTTTTATGTGCTGCAAACCAGATTGGAAAATCAACAATCCAGATTTGTGATAGGATTCATGTAGCAACATCTCCCGAGTTATGGCCTAAGCTATGGCCGAATCAATTCAAATTCAATAAAGCATCAATGCCTTTTAGTTGGTACTTATATCCTAATCAAGACACAGTTTTATCAGAGTTTTATGATAAGTGGGTTCCTTACTATTTACCAAGAGAAGAATTTAAAGACCATCCTATTTATGGATGGAAAGAAAAAGTTACTAACAGAATTTTAAAATGCATAACATTTAATTCTGGATGGAAAATCTATTTTAAAACCTATAACCAAAATGTTCACGACATGCAATCAGGAACTGTGTGGGCAGTAGATTGTGATGAAGAACTTCCTGAAGAACTACTTTCAGAATTAGATGCTAGGTTGTTTGCTACAAGAGGTTATTTCTCTATGGCGTTTACCGCTACGAAGGGTCAGGACATTTGGAGGAAAGCAGTTGAAGGAAGAGGTGACGAAGAGTTATTTCCTGATGCTTGGAAAAGACAAGTAAGTATGTTCGATTGTTTAAAGTATGAGGATGGATCTGAAACTCCATGGACAGAACAACGGATAAACCAAATTATTAGAAACTGTAAAAGTAAATCTGAAGTTGATAAAAGATGCTTTGGAAGGTTTGTACTTGATGACGGTTTGAAATATCAATCATTCACGAGAGAGTTAAATTATACTAGAAGACCTAAGAACGGAAGAGGTAATCCATACTATGGGCCACCGAAGGGTTGGGCAGTCTACGGTGGAGTTGACATTGGTAGTGGTGGTAAAGATAATCATCCTGCTGCATATGTATTACTTGCTGTTAATCAAGCAATGTCTAAAATTAGAGTTTTTAGATGTAGAAGAATGGATAAAATAGAAACAACTGCAGTAGATATTTTAAAAGCATATCTGGCATCTAGCCATGGGCTTAATGTTGTTTCGCAAGCATATGATTTTGCCGCAAAAGATTTTGGAACAATCGCTGCTAGGTCTGGAATTCCTTTTGCTAAAGCAAAAAAGGATCACGATATTGGCGAGATGGCTTTGAGTACTGCATTTAAAACTGGAATGCTGAAAATATTTAGAGGTGATGAGGAAGATAAGCTAGTTAGAGAACTAGAGACATTACTTACTACTACAAATAAACGTAAAGCTAAAGATGATTTAATAGATGCATTAAGATATGCACTTATGCAAGTTCCTGTTGACTGGGAAAAAGTTGCAGGATTAAATGATTCTAGTTCTAAAAAGGAAAAAAAGTCCACTAAACAACATAGGAGACCCAATGAATTCTGGGAAGACGAAGAAGGCCAAAGTATGCAAGACGAGATCGACGAAGAACTCCAGTTCTGGGATGACCTCTATTGAAGTGCGTAGAATCATTAAGGTTTGCAGGGATAATTCTGTTGCTAACTTTTCGTGGAATGGGCTTGAGCTTAAATTCCAAGCACATGAAGAGGACAATTATAATACGAATGTTGATTTTATGCAATATCCTATTGAACAGAAAGGGAAAGTAGGTGATAATATTATAGATAATTATGAAACAGTAGACAGTTTAGAGTCTGCAGATAGAGACTTGGAAGAGTTGAAGATCTCTGATCCGTTGGAGTATGAAAGATTTCTTCAACAAGGGGACAATATAAATGCCTAATTTTAGCGTAGATAAACTTAAGAGCATGTATAGTGCCGGTAAACAATGTGATGAAAAAGTTTTCGCAGAACAGAGAACTAATATATTACTTAGGGCCGGAGATCATTATAATAATACTAAATCTAGTTCTTTAGGTCCTAGAAGAAGAACAACTTCTAATAGTGGTCAGAAAATTCGGTTAGTTAAGAACCATATCCATAGAATAACCAATCTATTTATTAATTCCATTCTGGAGGCGAACCCTTCAGTTTCAACAGTTCCTTATAATAAGCAGGAACTCTCGGATGCAAAAGCTGCTCAGCTTGCACAAGCGGTTATTGATTGGGTAAAGGACAGTGTTAACTGGAGAAAGAAACAATCCAAGTTTGTCCATGACTTTATAGTTGTGGGTGAGTGTTGGGGGAAAGTTAGGTTTGACTACGATAAAGGACCTACTTCCGGAGTCGATGAGGAAGGAAACCCAGTAAAAGCGGGTGCATTTGTCATTGATAGAATATTCGGTTTTGATTTAAAAAGAGATCCTTCTGCTAGGGACAATGATGAATGTAAGTGGTGGATCCACGAACAGATGATTGACCTAAAAGAGTTTAAAAATATAGTGAGAGGGCTTAGTCCAGAGAATGTAGAAAATGTTGCTAAGTCACAAACTCCAAGTAATTACAAAATCTTTGATGGAAACACTGGTGATTATAAAGATGTATCAGAACAAGTTTCAGTAAAAGAGTTATATTATAAACCAGATGCTATTTATCCTAATGGGTACTACGTTTTATTTACGGATGACTTTATAGTGACTGAAGGTGAGTTACCTTTTGGTATATTCCCTTTAGTTGGCGAAGGTTTCGACGAGATGACTACATCTCCAAGAGCTACGTCTATTATAAAAGTCTGTAGACCTTATCAGGTAGAGATCAATAGAGCCTCAAGTAAGGTGGCTGAACACCAAGTAACATTAGGGGATGATAAGGTCTTTATTCAAAAGGGTACTAAGCTTAGTTCTGGTGGATACCTTAACGGAGTTAGGGCCATACAGTTCTCGGGACAACCGCCGGTTGTTCAACCGGGACGTGGTGGAACTCAGTATACGGAATATTTAAGATCACAAGTGGCTGAGATGTACGAAGCCGTAGGTCTTTCAGACATCCAACAGGATAAGCAACCTCAAGGGGACCCTTATCAACTCCTTTATACTTCAATGAAACAAAAGAAAAAGTTCGTTAAGTATGCAGAAAAGTATGAAATGTTTGAGATTGCTTTGTTTACTAAAGTTTTAGAAATGGCAAAGCATTATTTATCACCATTACATATCGTTAGGGCCGCGGGTAGAACTGAACTGGTAAACGTAGACGAATTTAAAAACAATAATACAGACGGGTTTGAAATTAAAATCATACCTCAATCTGGAGATATTGAATCTAAGTTTGGTCAAGTCCTTTCGTTATCTCATATATTGCAATTTGCAGGTAGCAGCTTGCAACCGGATCAGTTAGGACAAATAATAAGACAAATGCCTTTTGGTAATGAAGAGCTTGGTTTTGATGCTCTCACAGTAGACACGGACAATGCTACTAATGAGATACTTGCCTTAGATAAAGCAGAGTTATCTCCTGCAAGACCATCAGATAATCACGCGTTTATACTAAAAGCATTAACAAATAGAACAAAGAAATCAGACTTTAAGTTCTTACCACCACAAGCTCAACAAGCTTATATGGTTAAAATTCAACAGCATGAAGTTTTCTTGCAGCAATTTGCTGTTCAAGCGGAACAACAGAAGTTGGGTATGATACCTGCAGGTGGTTTTTTAACAACTGTAAATGCTTCTTGGCATAACCCTCAAACAAATAGAGTTGAGAGGATTAAAGTGCCGGCAGAAGCGATTCAGTGGTTAGTACAAAGACTGAACACGCAAGGAGCTTTAGCCAACCAAGTGCAGCAACTTTCACCAGATTCTCAAGCCAGAGTTCTGAATGGAGAGCCGCAGGAGGGAGGACCCGAACAAATGGGAATAAGCTCAAGCGATTTAGGTTTAGTGTCCGAAGGTCAGGGACAGTAAATAATATAACTTCAATCATAGGCCAATGATTGAACAGGAGAAGAAAATGAGTGACGAAATTGAAAATGAAGAAATGCTCGAACCATTAGTTGAAGGAGATATGGGTGATTCCGTTGAACCAACAGGTGATGAGGGTGATGCAGTAGCAGAAGAGTATATGCCAAACTTTTCTTATACACATCATGACAAGGAACATGAGTTTCCTGAATGGGTACGTTCAGCAGTTCAAAGTAAAGAACATGAAGATCAACTTCGAGATTGGGCAACTGCTAATGCAGGTCTGCCAGAGTTAAAAGAAAAACTCTCCTCAAGAACAACACAAGCTCAAGACCTTGAAAGTCAGCTAGTAAACCTAACCGGTGGATTATCTGATATTAAAGATCTTAGAGATAGTGGAGATTTGAGAGGAGTATTTAATAGGCTCGGAATTAAAGAAGAAGACTTTTTGAAATTTGCAGTTGATCTAGCTAAAGAAGATGAACTACCAGAGGAAGAGCGAACTTTTATAAGAGATAAGAGAAATTTTGAAGCTCAGCAAAAAGAATTTGAACAAAGACAAGCTCAAGAACAGACTCGTCAATTCGATGCTCAGGTACAGGATGACTACAATCGTTTAATGGGTACTATCAGTCAAGGTAAGTACGGTGAATTAAATAAGCTAATGTCTGATAATAATATCAGTATGGCCGAAGAAATTTGCGTTGTTGGAAGACACCATGAAATGAGAACTGGAACAATTCCACCAATGGAGGATTGTGTTCAAAGAGTCTATGAGAAGTATAGTCATTTAGCACAACAACAACAACAACAACAACCTGTAATGAAACAAGCTACTCTTCCTTCTTTAAAAGGTAATAATTCTACGGCCGTAAAGCCTAAAATTAAATCTATTGAAGATATTGAGAAAGCTTATTCACTTTTATCAGGTAATTAACTAGGAGAATAAAATGGGAACAGCAGTAAGCAATGTCAGCTTCGATGCACTTCTTAAGGAATACCTTCCTTACGATTTGTTAGTTGAAGAGGTCATTAAGAGAGATTTTTTACTCTCAAACGTAAAAAAAGATAACAGTTGGAAAGGTGGGGATTTAAAAGTTCCTTTCATCGGAAATGCAGCAAGCTCTATGGCTTTCGGTAGATTACCGGGCTTTTCAAGTGGTGGAACAGGTACCGGACTTGATACAATAGACTCGGGTACAAACATTGTACAAGATAATTATGTTGTAGCATCTATTAATGCACAGAAAGAATTATGGGGATCAATGATTTTCAATGACAGAGATTTGTCTGCTCATGGAAGTTTAGAACAATCATTCCTTAAGATTCTTCCTGATAGAATCAACGCCTTTACAGCGGCAATGAGAGAGTCTTTGAGTGGATGTTTACTTACAGGTGGTCATATTGATACAATTGTTTCTTCAAATAATGCTGATGATACAATTGTAGTAAACAGACCAGAAAGATTTTCAATTGGACAGTTCATCGAAATTAGAGCAACTGGTACTACCGACGAAACTGTTAGATGTTATGTTAAAGCTATTAACATGAACTCCGGAACACTTTCACTTGATTCAAAATTTACATTAGATGATGAAGATCATTCAGTAGACTTGGACAATGTTGCAGATGGTGATAAAATCTTTCATGAGAATGGAGCAAACAATAGTGATGCTTTATTTTCTTCACTAGCTTCTCAGTTGATGGCTGCAGAATCAACAAAGATTTTCGGTCTAGACAAAGTTGATTACCCACATTTACAAGCATATGAGAATTCATCTGTTGGTGATGTTGAAGCAGATTCAGGCGTTGCTCTTAGTACTATTTTCGATGCCATGGTTCAAGTTAGAAGAATCGGAAAAGGTAATCCAACTGATGTAGTTATGAGTTATGAACTTTATGCTCAGTGTTTAAAAGAACTTGATGGTAAACTTCAGTATTCTTCAGAAACAGGTAAAGCATCTAAGTATGGATGGAGTGAGATTAGCGTTGGTGGGCCTAAAGGTTCAATCAAGCTTGTTGCTGTTCCAGAAATGGATAAAGACAAAGCTTTTATCCTTGATTGGAATGCTATTAAATTACACTCAAATGGAATGATCGAAAGAAGATCTGCTCCAGATGGGAAACAGTTCTATGAAGTAAGAGCTGCTCAAGGTTTTCAATACATTGTTGACCATAGGTTTTTTGGTGAGCTAGTTGTTAGTAAGCCGTCACATTGTGGTGCCTTATCTGGTATAACTTATTCACCTGAAAGTTAATACTACTGGGGCCGGGTTGAAATGCTCGGCCCCTTTTTAGGAGTAACTAGTGGCAAAGTTAAGTACATATTTAAGCTTGCACCAGCAAGGGCTTTTAGGTAGAGCCGCCCGTACTTTCAATTCAGGAAATCTAGTTTCCACTGAACACCTAGCTCCTGCAGGAGCTAAAGTAGGAGACCCATGTCTTTTTATAGAATACATATACGATTCTAATGGAAACATTCTATCCGAAGATAAATCTATTGAAACATGGAGTTCAACTCAGGAAACTATAGCCGAGTCAACTTCAGATCCCTCTCCAGCAACACAAGCAAATTCTATCGTTTCGACAGATGGTAATGAAGCAGGTGTAACGGTTGGTGGTCGATTAAAAGTTGATGCCGACTTAAGTGGTGGAACAGTTTCCATAGACGATTCAACACCCTTAGACATAGCTGTTACAGGGACCCCCGCAGTTACAGTAAGTGGAACCCCGAACGTAGCAGTAACAGGGGATATCTCTATAGATGATAGTACTCCGATAAGTACAAGTGGAACTATTACAGGGTCAGTTGCTACAAACGCTACTATCCAAGGAACCCCGAATGTAGCTGTGACGGGTAGTGTGGCCATAGACGATAGTACTCCCTTGAGTACTTCAGTTAGTGGGAATGTTTCCATAGATGATTCAACACCTTTAGATATAGCTGTTACGGGAACTCCTGCAGTAAACAGCACAATACAAAACACATCACTAGATACAAAAAACCAAACTCAATACTCAGACTCAACTAGTAATACACAATACTGGTTAGGCCTTGAAGAAGATAATCAACTGACTCTGCAATATGTAGATGATTCAGTTTCAAATCAAAAAACTATATTCTATGCACTTCCTTCAGTTTCGATTGATGGTAGTTGTTTAGCACGAAGATATTA